ATAAAGATGCAAGAACTGAATACTTAATTGAAGCAAAACGCATGGGTATATCTGTAAAGTTGCCACATGTTAATGAGTCACAATCAGACTTTTCAATAGAAGGAAAAGGAATTAGGTTTGGACTATCATCAATTAAATGGATCTCTGATGGAGTTGCTTCAAAAATTATGGCAAATAAACCATACCAATCATATGAAGAATTTTCAACACTTGCTTCTAAAAAAGGTAGTGGTATAAACATTAGGGCAGTTCAAGCACTTAATGCAATAGGAGCACTTACTTTCCCAGATAATAAAAGACAGGAAAGTGTTGTAAAAGAAAACTTATATGAATATTTAAATCTTCCAGAGTTTACTACAAGCGTTCCACCTCACTACTATGCTTACATTGATGATATTGAAGATTTTGATGAATCATCAGTTCACATTCTTATGGGAGTTGTTAAAAATATTAAACGTGGTAAGGGATGGTCAAGGATAGAGATTATGGATGCAACTGGAATGTTGGGTGTATTTGATGAAGAAGAAACTAAAATTGAACAAGGTAAAACTTATTTATTCTTAGTAGGTGCTAATAGAATTAGTGAAGCAATTATAATAGATGAAATAAAAAATTTTCCTACTAATAGTTTAGTTAAATTTTTAAATTATAAATCATTGCCTTATAGCGGAGAAGAGTATTATGTGCTATCATTTAAACCTAGAGTAACAAAGGCTGGAAAGAAAATGGCTCATATGATAGTTGCTAATGCTGATCGTGAAATGAAACCAATTATAATTTTCCCTCGACAATTTTCTGAGGGTTATATGAAATGCGAACCAGGAACTGCAACCAAAATGACATTTGGTAAATCTGAAGATGGTTCTCTAATACTGAATGAGGTAATTAAATAATGTCAATACAGATTGAAGAATTTTTATCACAACTAGATCCTAGTTTAAGAAAAAGATTAAGTAACGCAACAGATGTTGAATTACATAAACAAAAAACACCAAGTATAAGTCTTAACAATGCACTTAAAGGTGGGTTTGCATATGGAAGACAAGTTTTAATTTGGGGTAATAAATCTGCAGGCAAATCATCATTTTGTTTACAAATGATTGGTGAGGCACAAAAAGAAGGAAAGTTATGTGCATGGATAGATGCAGAGCAATCATTTGATCCAGACTGGGCTAAAAAACTTGGGGTAGATACAGATAAATTAATATATTCTGCTGCTAAGACTATTAATGACATGGTAGATGTTGCTACTCAACTAATGAAAGCAAAGATAGATATTATAATTGTAGACTCTATATCAGCACTACTGCCTGCTATATATTTTGAAAAAGATTCTTCTGAATTAAAGGCTTTAGAAAATACTAAACAAATAGGTGCAGAAGCAAAAGATATGACTAATGCTGTCAAGATGCTTAACTATGCTAATAATCAAGATGGTCAAACACTGTTAGTGTTAATATCACAATTAAGAAATAACATTGGTGCTATGTATGCTTCTCATATGCCAACAGGTGGTTTAGCAGTTAAGTTTTTCTCTAGCACTGTAGTAAAACTATGGTCAAGTGATTCAGATAACAATGCTCTTAAATCAAAAATTATAGTAGGAGATAAACTTATAGAAGGAAAAGTAGGAAGAAAAGTAAACTGGCATATTGATTTTAATAAGACTGGTCCAGGATTTCTTTCTGGAGAATATGATTTTTATTTTGATGGAGATACCATTGGAGTAGATAAGGTAGCAGATCTTGTAGATACTGCAGAACTATTGGGAACCATTGAAAAGGGTGGGGCTTGGTATACAGTTCTAGGTGAAAGATTACAGGGTAGAGCAAAAGTAATTGAATACTTAAAAGAAAACCCAGAGAAACTAAAAGAACTTGAATCAACAATCAACTCCTAAATATACTTTATACCCTGGTAAATTTATTTGCCACACATGTAAAGAAGAAGTTCCAAAAGCACGAATGTATATAGAAACAGGAGATCTTACTTGGATGTGTGTTAAAAAACATATATCAAAAGTAACATTTCCACAGAAAGGATATTGATGAGTGAGCGTTCAGAGTTAAAGCGTATTGGTGCAAAACAACACGTTAACTCAGGTAGAGGGCCAGTCAAGGCTGACGGATCATTGGATGACTTCGTAGTAGATGTCAAAGAATATTCTAAATCCTATTCTGTCAGCCAAGACTCTTGGGCAAAAATTGTTTCTGACACAATGAAAGTTGATAGAAAAAAAAATCCAGCACTTATGGTAGTTCTTGGTTCTGGGCATAAAAAGGTAAGACTTGCTATAATTGAGTGGGAAGTATTTGAACAACTAAGAGAGAAAGAATAATGGAACCTACAGTAGAGTTACTTAACAAACTAACAGTCTTTAGTGAAATGTCTGAATACATGAAAGATGAAGAGTTTGAAAAAACACTTGGTATAGTTGCAAAGTTAATAGTTAATCCAGACGTACCAGCAGCAAAAGCAACCTTGCTAATTACTCAACTACAAGCCTATTCTGCAAAATTTGCAATGATGGCTGCATGGTACTCACATGTAAAAAAAGATGATAGGGCTAAAAAAAATATGTACTATGCAATTAGAGAAGCAACAGATAAACTTGTTGATGCACTTAAATATAGCGTTAGGAACTTTTAATGACAAAAGGATTAGTAAATAAGATGGTTAAGAAAAAAGAACCAACTTTAGACTTAAATAAAATTGCAGATCATATTCATGAAGGACATATGAAAGTATCTAGCAAAACTGGATTTATTAAAAAGAAAACTTTTAGTCCATCAACTTTAGTTTTTGGAAATGGTCACTGTGCAAGATATTGGTATTTAGCATTTGAAGGTAATGAATGGGAAGAAAAAAATACAGGTATTAATTATGCCAATATGAATACAGGGTCTAGTAGTCATGAAAGAATTCAAGGTGCTTTAGAAGCCCAAGGAATTCTTGAATGGAGTGAGCAACAGATTGTTAATAGCGATCCACCAATTTTTGGATACGCTGATGCTATGATTAAGTTAGAAGAAAGATTAGTTCTTCTTGAAATTAAAACAACTAAAAATGAAGCCTTTGAATATCATAAAGCAAAAGGAACTGCAAGTTCTTATCACATAGAACAACTATTAATTTATATGAAAATATTAAAACAACAAATAGGTGCAATTGTTTATGAAAATAAAAATACTCATGAAATATTGGTTATACCAGTTGTTGCAAACGAAGACTATGTAAAGTTTATAGATTACTTCTTTGATTGGATGCGTAAAGTTAAAAAAGCATTTGATGATCAACAACTTCCAGAAAGAGGATATAGAAAAGATTCTAAGGTATGCAAGTCATGTCCAATAGAAAAAGTTTGTGATTCTAAAGATAAGGGTGTAATAAAGATAGAAAGAAGGAAAGAACTTGAATGCTAAAACATTGTCAGTGCTGTGATAAGCCATTTAAAACAGAAAGTAAAAATCAAATTTATTGTTCTAGTGAATGCAGGGCTAAAGCAACTAAAGAAAAAATTGTACAGCGATATAGAATCACCAAGTCTAAAGAAAGAATTGGAAAGAATCGTGTTTGTGCTGGCGGTTGTGATACCAAACTTAGCATTTATAATGACAATACTTTTTGTGATCCTTGCCTTGTTAATAATAGGAGGGTAGATAAATTCTTAAAAGAGATTAAGAATTTTTTTGATTATGAGCAAAAGTAAATTAAGATATATAGGAAATCCAAAAACAATTTTAGCAATAGATGCATCAACTAACTCTATGGCATTTTCTTTATTTACAGAAAGAAAGTTAGTTGAGTATGGAAAAATACATTTTTATGGAAACCATGTTTATGAAAGAACTGGTGATGCTACTAAAAAAATATCAGCATTTTTAAAAGATTATGAAATAGATGCAATAGTTATAGAATCAGCAATATATACCAACTCTCAAAATACAGCAATTACATTATCTTTGGTTCAGGGTGCAATACTTGGAGCAAGTCAAATGTATTATAAGGCACCAATAGTTTCATGCTCTCCAGTTTCTTGGCAATCTTGGATAGGCAATGGTAGATTAAAGAAAGAAGAAAAACAAGCAATTAAAGATTTGTATGGTGAAGAAAAATCTTATTCTTTTTATAAGTCTAAAGAAAGAGAGTTTAGAAAAGGTAGAACTATTAAAAAAGTTAATATTCAATTTGATCTTGAAATAAATGATGATGATGTTGCAGACTCAATAGCAATAGGTTGGTATGCAAGTGAGAACTGGCATAAACTTGTTGATCAGCCACATAATCTTGACAAGAAACGAGGGTAATGATAAAATGAAGTTATATACAAGTGAAGCATGGTTAAAGAAAAGGTATCAGGTTGACAAAAAAAGTCCCGAACAAATTGCCAAAGAGTGTGGAACATCTGTTGAAACCATATACGTATATCTTGCCAAGTTTGGTCTTAGAAAGTCAAAGAGGTAGAAATGGCAGAGTATAAGTATCCAGATTTTGAAAAACAACTTGAAGATCGTATGAAGTTTATTCGTGATATCTCAACCCAAGTACCTGCGGGTAGAAAGATATTAGATGAATGTTTAGATATAGCAGAACTACTTATTCAAAAAAATAAATCATATGGTAGTTCATATAGCCATCCTATTAATATATTTAGTAAGTCAGAGCCAAAAGAACAACTATATATTCGTATTGATGATAAACTTAATAGAATACATAAAGGAAAAGAGTATGCATCAGAAGATACTATTCTAGACCTTATTGGATACCTTGTATTATTAAGGACATTAAACAATGAATGATGATTTAGTTAAACATTTAGACTTGGTTAACCAGGTTGCTTCAGAATACCTAAAAGGCTTAGACGCATCTCAAATTTCAAAAGAGTTAGATATTCCACGTCAAAAGGTATTGACCCTATTAAATGACTGGCGTTCTATGGTTTCAAATAACCAGGCTATTCATGCACGAGCAAAAGAAGCACTTGCTGGTGCTGATCAACACTATTCATCTTTGATTAAAAAAACATACGAAGTTATTGATGCTGCAGATTCTACTGCAAACCTTACAGCAAAGACAACCGCTATCAAACTGATAGCAGATATTGAAAGTAAAAGACTTGAAATGCTACAAAAAGCAGGGCTATTGGATAATAAAGAAATAGCAGAACAGATTATTGAAATGGAAAGAAGACAATCAATATTGATAAATATATTAAAAGATGTAGCCTCAAAGCACCCAGAAATTAGAAATGAAATTATGTCAAAACTTTCTGAAGTGCAAACAGAGGTGATGATAATTGACAACGATTGATTTTAGTGAATTCATTGATGCTTTAGATGAAAGTCCTTTTGAAGAAAATCCAGTAGATGTTAGAACTTTTGTAACTGGAAAAGATTATTTAAACCAACCAGAATTATCAGAGTACCAATATACCCTTGTTGAATGCATGAGTCAAATATATAAAGAACAAGATGTGCTTAGATGGTTAGGAAAAGATGCTGGTTTAGAACATTATAAAAAATATACTAAACAAGAAGTTATTCTTATGTGTGGAAAAGGAAGTGGTAAAGACCATACATCTACTATTGGATGTGCTTATATTGTTTATAAATTGCTATGTTTGAAAGACCCATCTAGATATTTTGGAAAGCCATCAAATGATGCTATAGATTTAATTAACGTTGCTGTTAACGCACAGCAAGCAAAGAATGTTTTCTTTAAAGGCTTTAAGTCAAAAATTGAAGGATCGCCATGGTTTTCTGGAAAGTATGAAGCAAAGGTAGATAATATAGAATTTCATAAATCAATTACTGTATATTCTGGACATTCAGAAAGAGAGTCTGCAGAAGGTTTAAACTTAATGTTAGCAGTCCTTGATGAAATTTCTGGATTTGCTATGGAGAATGCTGGAGGAAATGATCAAGGAAAAACTGCTGATAATTTATATAAAGCGTTTAGAGGATCAGTTGACTCTCGTTTCCCTGATTACGGAAAGGTAATTCTTCTTTCATTTCCAAGATATAAAGGTGACTTTATTTCTCAAAGATATGAGGATGTTGTAGCAGAAAAAGAAACTATTATTAGAAGTCATGATTTTGTTTTAAACCCAACATTGTCAGAAGATGATGTGTCTAACAAATTTAGTATTGAGTGGGAAGAAGATACAATTATATCTTATAAAATACCAGGAGTTTTTGCATTACGTAGACCAACTTGGGAAATGAATCCTACTAGAAAAATCGAAGATTTTAAAATTGCTTTTTTTACAGACCCCTCAGATGCTTTAATGCGTTTTGCTTGTATGCCAACAGTATCTTCAGATGCTTTTTTTAAGTCTAGAGAAAAGGTAGAGAAGTCTTTATCAATTAGAAATCCTCTTGACAGTAATAGAAGATTTGATTTTAATTTTAAACCTAATCCAGATTTTGAATACTTTGTTCATGCAGATCTTGCTCAAAAACATGACAAGTGTGCTGTTGCTATTGCACATGTTGATAAATGGGTAAGCGTTCAATCATTTAATAACTATGAACAGGTTATGCCTATGGTTATAGTTGACGCAATAGGTTGGTGGGAGCCAAAAAGAGAAGGTCCAGTAGATCTTAGTGAAGTAAAGAATTGGATTATAGATTTAAGAAGAACAGGGTTTAATCTAGGCTTGGTAACATTTGATCGTTGGCAATCATTTGATATTCAAAATGAATTAAAGCAGGTAGGAATAAAAACAGAAACTTTATCGGTTGCTAAAAAGCATTATGAAGATCTTGCTATGTTGATATACGAAGAAAGAGTTGCAGCACCACACATTGACATATTACTTGAAGAATTGCTAGAGTTAAGAATAAT